AGTGCCTAGATTAGGCACCGGAATACACTGCTGCTGCCCTCTGCCGCTCTCTGTTACTCTGAGACACGGCGTATGGGGGTGACGTTATCCAGCAGCGCCAGAGAGGATTGCAGCTCTGCCTTGAGCTTCTCGGGGGTGATCTCCTCGGTGCGCTGCTCCACCTTGTCAGTGAACATACTGAACGCTCTGCCCATGAGTTCCAGCGCTTTCAGTCTGACTGCCGGAGGGACTTTGTCGTTGGCTGCATGGCCTTGGAGTTCCTTCATAATGAACCGTCTGCCTGCGACAACGTCATCGATCAGGTTTTCTTTTGCAGCCTCCCAGACAGACTGGGTTAATGCTACCACCCTATCATCTCTCATCAGCCTGCTGGCATTCGCTGCCAGCGTGTGTTCCCTATTCGTCGTGACGTTATACGCCTGACGATACGCTTCCCTCGGACTTTCCCCCTTCGATATCAACGCGGCGAAGTTTCGCATCTTCGCAGTGATCCTCTTAGAGGGTAGCTTTGCTGCTCCCCTTGGTTTTCTTGTATATGGATGCACCCTTGGTGTTACTGAGAGCGCCGCTGCCCGCATCGCTTCGCTAAGGTTACCCGCGCTTGCATTGTTCTCACTGGCGCTGCTGCTGTGAACGTCATCCGTCACGCTCGATTGCACATCGTCCATATCGGGCCACCTTATTGTTTAAACGCGCACCCTGCTGGATGCATGCATCGTTTCTCGCACATGCAATCGTCAGTGTCAACGGTTCGCGTTCTGAGGGCATCAACGGGGCACTACAGCTTGTCTCTCTGCCCTTGTTTATTCCTTCCTGTTGTATGTCATAGGGCAGCGGCAGCAGCCTGTTCGGCTTCGCCATTTAAACGACCGCGCGGCACATGCCTGCACGTAAACTCTGCGCTGCCCTCACATCGCCCCGCACATCAGCCCACACATCAGGCACCAGATAAACCGGCCTCGTCAGCACCCCCAAAAAGGGGCCGGAAAATGGGCACCAAAATCGATAACCCGATCAGGTTCCGATCACACAATTACCCCAATTAAATCAGACAGTTGCATAAACAGTTGCACGTTTAAATTTCCGGTGATAGCATTCGGTTTCGTTGTTTCAGTTTTTGCAGGGGTTTCGGGGTCTGGTAGCACCAGACGTAAGGTCAGGCCGGTAGGCCGCACCAGCAGTATCCCGAACACTGGACGGGCGGTCTCAGGACTGAACCCTAGGTCAACCGGTAAAGCGGCCCTCCTCCATCATGCAGGTGTCCTCTGGACGGGCGGAATGCCCAGAGTAGCCAAGACACAATGCCGCAAAGGCAGGCCGCTGTTGGTTGAGTATCTCAAGGTCATCGAACCCGATGATGATGATGCCTGATGCTGTTGAACAGCCACCGCACAGTATTGCTCTCTGCGAAATGAATGAGCGCTGCCGCTCGCGTGATGCGAACCGGTTAGACGCACCGCACCAGAGCCCTCCCTGCCTGCTGGCCAGTAGACGCGAGGCGTCCTCTCTCAGCGCGAACGATGACTGATACGCCCCACTCGGAGGGGCAGAGATACGAAGAAGCAAGCACAGCAGCGCACCGCCTACCACCTACCCTATCGGGGGCAATGCGCTGTGACGCTATCACTGAACAGAGTTTCAGTCCCTGCCCTCACGGGCAGTGGCGGACACTCTGTCCGTTACAGGAGGCTCTCATGAACATCAAACAAATCGCAGGACACTTCATCGCTCGCAAGGTTCGGCATCAGGTATTGGAGAGCGGCGCATACCGTGCCGCTCGTAACTTGAAGAAGCAGGGCTATCCCCTTGCGGTGGCTCTGCTGCTCATCGTGGGGAGGGTATGACAATGAACATTCATTACGAACTCACCGATACGTTCGGTGGCGAATCGAATTACTCGTGGGTCAGGCGGCATCACGAGCAGGTTGACGATACCTGTCAGCCCTCTGATCGCACCCTGATTCGCAGGGCCAAGGCATGGGCAGGATGGTCTGGACTGCGCTGCCGAGTAGAAAACCACGGTGACCTGATAGCCATTCGCCCTTCGGGCATCTGTCAGGTTCTGTTCATCACGTTCAACGTTTAAACGGGGAGGTGCATCATGGCAAACATCAGCAATAGCAAGTGCAGGTCATACGTGCAAGCGTTGCTGCCCTTCAAGGGTAGCAACCTTTGCGGTGATCTACTGGGCAATGGCATCTATGTGGTCTGGTCATACGGCCAGCACTGGCCGCTGTTCGCCAAGGTGGGTGACCAGTGGTACGAGAATGATGACCGCTACTCAGTTACCACCAGCAAGCAGCGCGGTCAGGCTCACCCGCATGCCGACACCATCAAGGTGCCCTGTGCGGAACTTAAATCAATCATCGAACGATAAGGGGAACACCATGGAAATCAAAAGCATTCAGCAGTCCGGCTACACCTTGCGCATCCTGACGGATGATCACCCCGAATCCCCTGCGGATTGGGTAACACTTGGGCGGATCGCTTACACATCGGATCGGTATACGCTGGGCACCGAGCATGTGTCGCAGGAAAGGGCGCAGGAAATCGCGGATGGCATCGAGGATGGCTCACTCTTCGGCCTGCCTGTCTATGCCTACGTTCACGGCGGGGCAACGATCAGCACCCGCCCTTTCTCTTGCCCTTGGGACAGCGGACAGTCTGGCTTTGTCTACTGCCGCGCCAGTGACGCAGAGGATTGGTGGGACGCTGACCCTGACCCTGATTTCAGGCAGAACGCACTGCGTGTCCTGCGGCGTCAGGTCGAGACGTTCGACCAGTATCTGCGGGGCGATGTCTACGGCTACACCATCACGGACAAGAATGGTGACGTAGTGGATTCCTGCTGGGGCTTCTACGGCATCGAGTGTGCCGAGGAAGAGGCTCTGTCTGCCCTGAATTACTGGGCAGAAAAGCAGGGTGAGTTGTTTGCTGCCTGACCTGCCTTCGGCACCTGCCCTGCGGGTGTCGATGGAAGTTTAGTCAACCACAACGGAGGTTCACATGGAAAAAATAAATATTTCGCTACGCTGCACCAATGTTTACGAGCTTGGCTATGCCAGCCTCGATGAGTGGAGGGATATCGGAAGCGCAAAGCTGCTGGCACCCCGAAACATCCGCAGCGATTACGAATACTACACGCAAGACTGGACTCACCGTCTCATCGTGTCTCGTGATGTTGCTGCCCGGTATTCGTCAAATGAAATTCAACGTGCCATTGGTGACACCTTGTCATCTAGCAGGTGCAGGCACGAGCATGACTGCTGCGGGTGCGTCAGCTACTACGCATCGGCAAACAGGGTTCGCGGAAGGGAATACTTGGTCAAAATTCACTCATCTCGTAACGTATAACGGAGGCTCACATGGAAAACAGCAATGTCACGCGAGAGCAATGGCTCTCTGGTCTGGTCGAGGAACTGCGGCCAGTGTTTCAATCAATCGGTCATGCCCTGCCCGACCGCATCCGTGTCACCTGCGGATTCCCCAGCAAGGCTGCACGTTCCGACAAGGCACGGCGCATCGGGGAACACTGGTCACCCAAGGCCAGCGATGACCAGACGCATGAGATTCTCATCTCGCCCGTCATCGATGACCCTGTCGAAGCGGCGGCGATTCTCGTGCATGAGTTGGCACATGCGGCCACTGACGGTGACGGACACAAGGGCAGGTTCCCTCGTGTGGTCACTGCCCTGCACCTTGAGGGTAAGCCCAGAGCTACCTTCGCAGGTGACAGGTTCAAGGCGGAGTTCGGGGCAATCATCGACTCGCTCGGTGCTTACCCTCATGCCCGTTTAAACGTCTCAGGCAGGAAGGTGCAGAGCACCCGCCTGCTGAAGGCATGTTGCCCGACCTGCGGTTACACCGTGCGGGTCACTCAGAAGTGGGCGCAGCTTGGTTTGCCGGTCTGCCCGACCGATGGCGCTACCTTTGTAATCTAATCACTCATAAAAACGGAGGCTCGACAATGAACAACGCTACTCTGCATCGCCAAGTATCAATCATCCCGATCACCGTGCTGAATGCGGTGCTCAGTGAAACCGGCACCGACAAAGCCGCTGCTGTCAGCAAGGTTGTTGCCCTCATCAATCAGGGGAGCATCACCCTTGATCAGGTGAAGGGCACCGTGCCTTCCGCTCCGCGCCCGAGGAAGGCCGCAGGCACCGGCCCCGTGCCAGCAGCGTCTGCGTCGATTGACCCTGCGGTACTTGCCACCATTACGGATCAGCTTTTGATTCAGGCAAAGGAAACCACCCGCCTGCGCGATCAGTTGATCGCAGTGCAGGCTGAGGCATCCACACTGACCGCCGATGTGGCCAATGTCAGCAGCAAGATCGCTGATGTCGGCACCGATGTGCAGCAGAAGGTTGCCGCTGTCGAGGCCCGCATCACCCGCAAGATCAACGGCATCGGTGTCAACCCTGATGATGTCAGTCAGGCGGTGTCCGCTGCTGTGTCGGATGCGTTCAGCAAGTTCCGCAAGACCGCCACGACCAAGCGTCTGGAGGAAGTGGCGGCATCGCTGCCTCCCAAGGTCGAGATCAAGACCGCCGCCGATGTGTTCGGTGCCGCAGCCTGTGTCTACCCTGACGCAGACTTCGGCAGTTTAAACGTTGAGGTCTGGGGTCATCCCGATGCGCCTGCACTGGTCGATGACTACGTGTTCAACCCTGAGCACCTGCATCAAGCGCTGCTGGCGCTGTCGGATAAGTTGCCCGACAACGTGTGGCTGGCAGGTGAGCGCGGCACTGGCAAGACTGAGTTCGCAACGCAAATCGCTGCGCGTCTCAAGCGTCCGCTGTTCCGTGTGAACTTCGATGAGGCTCTTGAACGGGCTGACTTCATCGGTGCGAACACTATAGATGGCGGCAACGTAGTCTGGAAGGCGGGGCTTATCGCTCAGGCCATTCAGGTTCACGGCGCAATCATCCTGCTGGATGAGATTGGCTTCGCAAGGGCTCAGGCACTCGCTGTGCTGCACTCGCTGTGCGAACGTAGTCCGCACCGCGCATTGACGGTCAGCGAGACCGGGGTTCGTATCCCTGTGGCTGAAGGCGTGGCATTCTTTTGCGCCGACAACAGCAACGGGCACGGCGATGCCAGCGGTAATTTCGCTGGTGTTCGTGAGCAGAACAGTGCGTTCATCGATCGCTTCAGCTACACGCTGGAGTTCGACTACCTGCCTGCCCACAAGGAAGCCGCGCTGATCGCCTCTCGCACCAACCTGCCATTGCCTGCCGCCGAGATCATCGTGCGTTATGCAACGGTGGCGCGGCAGAAGGCTGCTGCTGGGGTGCTTACGCAACCGCCCTCGCTGCGCCAGTTGTTCGCTTGGGCTCGTGCTGTGGGCAAAGGTCTGCCGAATGCGATAGCGTTCCGCAATGCAATCATCAACAAGTTCCCCGAAGATTGCTCGGGTGAGTTGCAAGGTATCTTCCTTGCTGAAGTAAACGAAGCGGCATTCACTTCAGCAATCGCCGCACTGGAGGGCTAACATGTTAGGTTTAAACGCAAAGAAAGGTATCGAAGCTACATTCGAGAAGGTCATTCTCGCTGCCGGTCTGCCTGCCCGATTCATCAAGGTGCGGTGGGGCGGCAACGGGGCTGGCGTGATCAACGACAAGTATCAAGGAACTATCCTGACGCTGCCGAGCATCAGTGATACCGCAGACATCAACAAGGGACAGTTCTCAAACCTTGTTGGCTATGCGGTGCATGAGTATGGGCATGTCAGATACACGCAGTCCAGTGACTGGGATGCTGCCGTCAAAGCTGCTGGCAATGATGGCCGCCTGCTGCATCGTCTCATCAACGGGCTGGAAGACCCGCGCATTGAGCAGTGCATCATCACATCCGGTCACTGTGCCAACGCCAAGGTGCTGTTCGAGTCCTTGCTGTCCAGCATTCTGCTGAAGGACTACGATGGCGGCGATTACGTTGATCCGAATGACGTATCGAACATCGCCTTCCAGCTTGCTGTCGAGGGCCGCAGACTGAATGGGTATTCAATCCCCTGCCCTCCGGTCTATCAGCGCAGCAAGTATCGCCGCGCAATAGAGGTTGCTCTTCGCAAGGGCAAGTCCTGCGGTAGCACCTTGGAGATCATTGACGTTGCACGGGAGTTGCTGGCCGCAATCAAGGATCGACAGGCCGAAGATGATACGCAGCAAGATCAGCCTGACGAGCAGCAGCAAGATCAAAAGGGTGATCAGCAGCCGGATGATGGCGGCGATCAGTCTGGTGATTCTCAGGATGGTGATGGCGGTCAGGATGGTGATGGTGATGGTGATGGTGGCTCTAAGGGCGGCAAGGATGGCGCAGGTGATGAGGGTGATGGCGGCGGTAGCAGTGACGCCGAGGCAGATGATGGTGACGGTGGCAACGCGAGTGGCGGCAGCGGCAAGGGTGAACTTAGCATAGAGCCGAGCGAATCAATCGGCAACGTGTTCAAGGATGCCAACGCCATTGACGGATTCTCTGTTCCTCGCATCACATCAGTTCGTAAAAAAATCTTTTTTGCTGGAGGCGCACAATGAATGACAAAACACTTTACACAAGCAGGGATTCAGCAGAAAAAACTTTTTACTCTGCTATCAAGAGTAACTTCGCCGGTATCGGCGCAACCAAGGCATCACTTCGCAAACTGCTGATCAGCATCGACAGTGTGGGCTGGTCACGGCGCGAAGAATGCGGCAGGGTAGATCGTCGTGCATTCACTCGCTTCGCAGTGGGTGAACGTGCGGTGTTCTCTCGCCGTGAATACAAGGAAGCCGATCGCTCTGCGGTCAGCATCCTTGTTGATGTGAGCGGTAGCACGTCTCAGGATGTCAGCAACGGTTTTAAGCGTATCAATGCTTTCACCACGGTTACCGCCAATCTTTGCAAGCTGCTCGATGAGTGCGGCGCTTCCGTTGGTGTAACCGCTTTCCATGGTGACAGATTCCATGACAGCACCGGCCCCGCTGAGAGGGTAACGTTCATCGAGTTGAAGCGATTTAATCAATCGCTTCGCAGTAGCGCTGCTGACATTGGGGCATTGCCGTATCTCTGCACCGGATGCACACCGGACTACGCATCGGTATACGAGACGCTGGTTGATCTGTCTACCCGCAGTGAGGAACGCAAGGTTCTCATCCTGATCACTGACGCAGACGCATTCATCACCGGCAATCATCGGCACCTTGAGAAACTTGCGGACAAGCTGGGTATTGTCATCGTTGCCCTGTGCATCGGCGGTGATATCAGCGCATGCTACACGCATCATGCCAACGTCAAGAGCGCAGCAGAGTTGTTTAGCGGCGCATTCAACAAGTTGCTCAACGCTATCAGAAAGGGGAAACAATGAACGCACTCATCGATCGCATCAAGGCGCAGTATCGGCTGGACTGGCACGGCACACATGGCTGGCCGCATTGGGTGAACGTGAACAAAGCAGGGCAGCAGATCGCCCTGTATCACGGTTTAAACGCCAACGTCATCCAGTTGTTTGCGGTGTTCCATGATGCCTGCCGAGAGAATGAGTTGGAAGATGAAGACCACGGTCTACGTGGCGCTAACTTGGCAGCATCGTTGCGCGGTGATTTGTTTGATCTAACCGACCACGAGTTCGATGCCCTGTATTACGCATGCAAGCATCATACAGACGGAAAGACAAGCACCGATCTTTTGGTTGGCGCATGCTGGGATGCGGATCGCTTGGACTTGGGCCGCGTAGGTATCACGCCCAATTCGCGGTATCTATCCACCGAGGCTGGCAAATCTATTGCTAAAGGATTGACACTAGTTAATTAAAAGGAGAAGCAAAATGACGCTGGAACAACAAATTTTGGAGCGGTTAGCAAAATTAGATGATTTACATGACCGATTGCAACCTAAATCAACGGGTGCAAGTCCCCGTCCACCTAAACCAAAGTGGGTTGAAGAAGTTCAAAAACAAAATCTTTTCTACAACGAAGTGTTTGGAACAAGGAAAGGAGGCAGCAGTTGATCGATGCTGTTAAGGGTTACATCAAAATGATTGAGGAAAGGGAGAAGAGCAATGGATAAATCAATCGAAGAAGAACGCGCATTCATTGACGACGTGGCCCGCATCAAACAGTTCATTGTCATGCGTTTAAACGACAAGGAGCTGATGAATTCATGCGTCCCTGAAAGCGTTGTTGGAGCGGTGGTGATGGCGGTGGCGGAGTTGTCAGGACACTTGGCTGCGAAGTCCGAAGTTCCTATCACTGCCATCATCGGCGCAATGATGGAGGCTTATGTTTACACCGTGGATGAAAATGAAACCAAGCACTAGAAGAAGTCTTTGACTTCCCCGTAGGTGCCGGTGGATTTGTCATAGGTGAGCGTTGTCTCGCCTGTCTGGCCGACCCACCGGTACCTGCACTTCCACACGGCGATCTGAGTATCCTTCCCCTTCCTATGGACTGTCACGCCGCAGTCTGTCTTAGCCCACCATGCCATTGATCCACTGATTGCCATACCATCCGGCCTTGGCAAGTCCATACCCTGCCGATTGATCTTCGCAGGATGCGCCACAAACCACACATGAACCCCACTACTCTTGGCAAACTGCTGCACCCGCGTCAGCATGTTGCTGATCGCCGCAGTCTCGCTGTCGCCCCGATCTAGGTCGATGTAGTTGTATGGATCGATGAGCAAACCTCGCACACCCATCCTCGCCACAGCAGCCTTCGCTCGCTCGATGATTGAGCTAATGTTCGCTGGCTCGCTACTCTCGTTCGTCAGGAATACGAAGTGGTCATTGACCCATTGATAGGCCAGTTTAAACCCCTCTTCGCTGATTCGATTGTCGCCATCGAAGAAGCGCTTCTTGGCGTAGATTTCGATCAGCCTGCTGATGTGGACTTCGGGGGAGTTCTCAAATGAACAGAGCGCAAACTTCCAGTCATGCTCCCTTGCCAGATTGACCATGAGTTGATCAACGAAGTTGGATTTACCCATGGAAGGGTATCCAGTAACCACCGTCATCTGCCCCGGCACCACGGTGTAGAGTTCATCGACCGAGTTGTATCCGGTGCCGAACCCCTTCCCCGTCCCCTTGTTGAACAGATCGTTTAAACGGTCTTGGAACTCCATCGCAGAGCTGACGCCTTGAACCGGGTAGGGCTCGGCCTTGTCGATCGCCTCCCGCAAAGCATCTGCCCCATGATTAAGTAAGGTATCGTTCGCATCCTTGGCGGGCAGCTTGGCTAATCGGCACTTGTCTTTGCCGATCCTTCGGGCCAGTTCCTCGGCCAGCGCATGCCCCGGGGGGTCATTGTCCGTGGCAAGCACAACCCAAGGGGCTTTGTTGATGGCCTCAAAGGCGTCCCAAACGAACGCAAAGCGCTTGTCTTCCTTGGCTGATACCTTACCGTCAACCACGCGCATCGGTGCGCCAGAGGGCACGGATAACGCGTTTGGCACCCCTATTTCCATGAGGGTGAGGGCATCCATCTCCCCTTCGACAATCACCACAGGCTTGGACAGGTCGAGGTCATCAATGCCCCAGAAGGTCTGCGCTCCGCCGTTGTCCTGCGTGAAGTCTTTGGCTGCGATTGAGCGGTATTTGCAGGCGGTCATCTTGCCTTCCACGTAGTAAGGGAAGGCTATGCAATCCGCCTCTGCGTTGGATCGATTGAACCATCGCTTGGATGCGAACAGTTTGGCCTTGGCTGCGGTCTCTGCGCTGATCCCGCGTTGCTTCAGGTAATTCAGGTGGAGTTCTGACAGGTCAAGTTTCACTGCTGCTTTGGGTGCGATGTTCAATTTTTTCTCCGAATGGATGACGTGAACACCTGTCTCACCGCAATGATGGCAGGTGTATTTGAGCGCGTCATCGCTGCGAATGACTGCGAGGTCGCGCATGTTTTGTTTTCGACGTGCTGGTGTGCATGCAGGGCACAGGTATCGATGGGTTCCCCCATCGTGGGGAACAACCCCCACAAGATCAGATAAATCCACAGAGCCTCCGTTGGTACTGCTATTTCTTGTTGTCGGAGCGGTTCTTGCTGCGATCTCTCAGGCGAAGGTTTCCGCCTTTCGAGAGACCACCTTTGCTGATCGCCTTCTTGTGGTCGATGTCTTTGCCTGCGCGGTCGATGCCTTTCTTGTCATACATTCTGCGGGCACGTTGTCTTTCGATCTGCCCTTTGTCATCGCCTCTTTTGAGTTGCAGTTGATATTCTTTTTTCCAATCGCGTGGCATGGAGCCTCCGTTCAGTTCATATCTTTGATGTTAGGTGTGCCTTGGTTGATGTATTGCGCCACAAGAGTCGGAATGTCTTTGTACCAATACCAGACATACTTACCTTTGACGCACCATTTTTGCTTGGACACTGCCACGATAAATTTTTTGTTGACCAATAGCCCATGAGCATCTTGCTCAACATGACATCCGTGCTTTATCAGGCTTATCTCAAGCCTGAGTCTTTGCTCTGGATTAAATTTCGGATAATCACTATCCCAGCGAGCGTTAGCTTCTCGCATCAATGCAATACGATCCTCAAGTTCTTTTATCTTTTCGTCCATAATTTTTCGAGAAGAACAACCTTGATTGATGTGATTGAGTAAGCCTTGCGGCTGCTGCCTTGGTTGCAGCGATAACACTCTACCAAGCCCTTTGACATGAGTCTACGAAGATGTGCGAACACTTCAGTCTTTTTTATTCCTGCTGCTGCTGCGATGTCACCGGAGTATCGGTATCCCCGAGACACTGCCCTGAGAACAGAATCTTGCACCGCTGATCGCCTTGTCTTTTCTCTGGCCATAGGTTCCCCAAAGGTGGTAGCACCCCTGCCGGTAACGCCATCCTGTGGCGCACCTACAGTAACCGAAGTCAGCAATTCATCGATGCAGGGCTTGTCCCACCATTGAACCCCGCGTCTTGCGCAGTCGCTTGCTGAACGCTGCGAAGGATACACACCGTGTGAGTGTGTTCCATGTGTTTTCTTCCCAGCAGCCCATGCAGGCTCATTGCTAACGCGAGGAGTGCGGCGAGGAAAAAGAAAAACCCATACTGCTCGGGTCAAGGTCGTGGCGTGATCGGAGCGAAACCGCGACTTTTCGCACTTCTCAGACCAAAACCCGATGAGTATGGGTTCTTCGCGGTACACACTCCGCCACAGAGCGACCTGTCTTTTTCACAGGCTAGGGAATCCTAAAGCAGGAACAAACATCCAGTCAATAGCTGGATTCAAAAAGAGTTGGGTAAGACTGAACTCTGCGGGGTGACTGGGGCAGATTTTTTCATATACAGCGGATTCATTTCCAGATCGAGATATGAGAACGCACTTGTTCTCGTTTTACCCTCGTTCCAGAAAACGAGAACATGATTGTCTGAGGTGATCCAGCAGCCCCATGCCATCAGTCCCGATGCAGTTGATCCATATACCGCATGCCCCTGCTTGCATGATCCGGTGACAGTGAGGAAGACAATGGTGCCGCCAGCTTTGTTCGGCATCCGAGCAACCCATTCCCTTGATTGCGCATGAGCAAGCGTTGAAACAAAAGCCAGAGCAACGAGCAGTGTTCTCATAAACGTTTTCATTATTGCTTCCGTAGGTTATCCCTACTCGCTGCGTCCGGTCAGCACTGTCCACCAGCTTGCCGCCAGCATCCGCTTTCGGGTGAGAACAATTATCCACGAAGTCGGAGCGTAATCAATGGCTAACCACAGAAAAAACTTCTAGTTCGCCAATGCCCCTATGTTTTTACAATGCGCCTACAGCGCATTGTAAAACCCCTCGGGGGGGCAATCAAGGCCGTTTAAACGTCATTGGATGTAGCGCTTGTAGCGCTTGTAGCTCATCCGGTGAGCCACCAGTTGTTGCGTTTGCCATAAGGTTGCGACTAAGATGCAGCCATCGCATGGAAGTAGAGCCTCCGTTGCGACCGGCTGGTTCCTCCTCCGTTATCCAGCCCCTTTAGACCGCCTTCGGGCGGTCTTTTTTCCCTCGGGTGGCACAGACCCATGGGTAAGCAGCGCGGACGCAACAGCGGCCCTCTGGTGCAGCGGTACGATGGTTATTTCTGCACGGGGAGACTCCTTGTCCAGAGCCCAGTAGGTATGACGCTCCTTCACCTGCCGGTCATTGGCGTAGATGAGGTCTTGCATCAGATCAAGGATCAGGGTTTCGTCCAGATCGGGGCGGCGGGAAGCGTAGTAGATGGTCATGATGATTGCCACATCGCCGTCGAACATCGGATCGAGCTTAGGGCATTGCTGTTTAAACGCCACACCGTAGTCCCTCGCCTTCTGCGACTTGATGAACGCCGGTCTGCCATGGATGGTGACCAGCTTCCTGCTGTTGGATTTCGATGCGGGCTCACCATGGATTGTGAAGGTTGTTGGTGATAGCTGTTGCATTGTTCTCACGGTTGCGCTATTGTCCTATTTCATTAAACGGAGGTCTTAGTGGAAATCACAAACAATTTTAATGTTCCCGAAACACTCATGTCTCTCGCAAAGAGAGACTACTACAGTAAGGGCAAGTCTGACTACAGTGTGACGGAGTTGCTGTCCCCGCCTCGGGTGCAGCGTCTGCGTAGGTTGTATCACTCCCAGATGAAGCAGGACGTATCGCAGATGCTCTGGCAGTTGATGGGCTCCGCCCTGCATGTGGTTGCCGAGAGAGGGCAAGCAGACGGGCATGTGACAGAGGAACGTTTGTTCACTACCTTTGAAGGAGTGGTTGTTTCCGGCGCGATCGATGTCCAGCAAGAGGAGTCCGATGGCGTGACCATCATGGACTACAAGTTCACTTCCGCTTGGGCGGTCATGAACGAGAAGCCGGAATGGGAACAACAGCAGAACGTCTACGGTTGGCTGGTTCGGCGCGAGAAAAAGAAGAACGTCAAGGGCGTGAAGATCATCGCCCTGATCCGGGACTGGAACCGCAGGGAAGCCGAGCGGCGGGAGGACTATCCCAAGGCACCCATTCAGGTGATCAACCTGCGCCTGTGGAGCCATGAAGAAGCCGAGGAATTTGTTCGCAATCGCATCGCCGCCCACAACACAGGCAAGGTGGCAGTTGCGTTCGATGAGGAACTCCCCCTATGCAGTGATGAAGATCGCTGGGTGCGGGAGACGAAGTATGCGGTCATGAAGGAAGGTCGCAAGAGGGCAGTCAAGTTGTTTGATAAAGAAACCGATGCGAAGCAATTCGCAGAACAGGAGAAAGGTTATGTCGAAACAAGAAACGGGGAAGCAATCCGATGCACTGGTGATTACTGCGGCGTGTCCCAGTGGTGTTCCCAGTATCGTAACGAAAATGCTGGAGGTGATGCGGAAAGTGGGGTACGTCCAGAAGGACGGGAAGAATGAGTTCCATGGCTACAAATACGCCAGCGAAGCGAACCTGATTGCCGCCCTGCGACCGGCACTGATTGATGCCGGTCTGGTGCTGATCCCTTCCGTCACCAATGTGACGCAGGATGAGTATGGCAATACTCACGTCATGATGAACTTCACCCTGATGGATGATGAGGGTTATACCTTCACGTTCAGCGGTGCGGGGTCAGGTAACGACCGCAACAAGAACGGCGTGGGTGACAAGGGAATCTATAAGGCAATCACTGGCGCGACGAAGTATGCGTTGATGAAGACCTTCCTGCTGGAGACCGGTGATGATCCCGAGGTTGTGTCCGATCACGATCGCGGGGAAGCCAAGCCTGTCGAGAAGCCCGCTGAAAAGCCCGCCGAGAAGAAGAAGCCCAAGGGTTTAAACGATGATCAGAAGCTGCTCATCTCTGCACTGAAGGAGTTCGCAGGGAACATGGGCAACGAGAAGGAGTTGATGGAACTCTGGGGCGAGAACCTCCCGAAGATTGAGGAGATCGAGGCCGCAGACCCTGAGGCGCATGGAGATCTGAAGCTGTACTTCCGTAACATTCGCACCAAACTCAAGGAGAAAAAATGAATAAGGAATTTAACAAGGAATTTAAACTTTTGCCCAACACCGGCAACCTGTTTAGCTCTTCCGCAAAGAAGACTGAAAAGTCGCCAGATTACTGGGGCGAGTTTGCTTTGTCTTCCGGCTCGATCAAGGTTGTCGATGGCGTAGCAACCATCAAGATCAGCGGCTGGAAGAAGACCAGCAAAACGGGAAAAACTTACTTGGCTCTGAAGCTCAATGAATGGAAGCCCGAACAACAGACCGGAGGCAATGATGAAGACCCGTTTAAATAAGCGCGGCAGACCCACCAAGGAGCAAGCCGCTATCAGAGACCTCGGCCAGCTTGTGAGTAAGCAGGAGGCCGAGATCGATGAGTTGTTGAACATCATCAAGGAACGGGACAATGCCATCGTCGGATACAAGGCGGTCATCTCTTATCTTGAGTTCCAGCTTGGCCTGAAGGAATCGCAGGGATGAGCGCACTCCAGTTCGAGGCTGTCAAGGTTGCATTGAAACAAGATGCCACTGGCTTCGTCCTGACCCTGAAGATTCACCCCGACGAACTCCCCGAAGAAGTCATTCGGGATTTTGTTGGGGCTCGGTATGCCTTGGCGATGGTGAGGATCAATGAAGACGAGACTCCCCGCAAATACGAGAACAGGGTAAAGAATGCTGGCATCCTCTGCCGCGATGTTCGCTTCCGTAAATGGATCGAATCGGTAGAGGGGCAGTCATGCGAAGACGAAGCAGACGCGGTAGCTTGGCTGCACCACACCTGCCAGATCAAGTCACGTACTGAATTGAACGGCAACAAAGCCGCGCAGAAAGCGTTCGATCAGATCGTCGAGAAATACGAAAGGGAAAAAGATGAGCCGTTTTAAGACGTTCCATCCTCTCATGATTTACGTAACGCTAAAGCAGCGGGCTAACGCGAAGATTTTTGCAAAAAAAGAACGCATTCCGGTGTCGCAGCTTTTCCGTGAGGGATTGGACATGCGTATGAGTCCGGGAGATAAATTCAATGCAGGGTTTAATGAAGGAATCAAGCAGGCGATGGATGTCACAAAGAACTCAAAGGGCGGGCAGATGCGCTTCCCATCCGGCAAGTCCTTCGCAGACATCGTGTGTGAAGATTTAAACAACCTGATCAGGAAGGAAGAAGAAAATGGACTTCAAGGAATTTCAGCAGAAGGCACTGAGAAATGATGGTTGAAATGCGATGGATTGTGCACGAGGCCGTATCCCACGAAGGCCGGAATTTTCCGTGTTTTAAAACGGTTGACGGCGTCAGCATGAAATTGCAGTTTCGCCATTTCAAAGACCCGGAAATGCCGGGTTTTACGGAATGGATGGACGTTCCTACTGTAATGGAGGA